GAATGCATAAGTATAGTCTTTTTCTTCTCCGTTTATTGCTCCCGTATCGTCAATAAACTTTAACTTTTTATACTTTTTAATCATTTTATCAAAGACTTCTCTCTTAATTAACATGAATCCTGTTCCAGCTTCATATATTTCAAGAGCACCCTTATCTACCTGTATAGTCTGTTGTCCGGGCTTGGCAAGATGGACTACATTTCTAGTAGCTAGAGAAGGAAGATCTTTTGAATCTACGCCGGCTATAGAATGTGCTTTAACCTTTTCCCAATCTATTTCTTTTATTGGATATGATGCAGTGACTACGTCTTTATCTTGCCATAAGAGTTTTAAAATTGCTTCGTTATCAAATTGTATATCAGAGTCTATAAACATTATATGAGTACAATCTCTAGATGCCATGAACTTAGCTACAAGATTATTTCTTGCTCTATTAATAAGAGAATCCGATATTGTACATACGGTGAATGGCAGACCTATTTGCTTAAAATAAAGACATGTCTGAAGTAGTGAAACAAAGAATGGCTCAGTTATATGAGAGTCATAACATGGTACTGCTATAAATACATTCCACGATGCTATCTGTTCTTTAGATATATTAATTGTATTATTTTCTGACATTTAAATTTATCCTTTTAAAAACTTACCTACAATGATATCACATATTTAATATTAGAAAGTTCTTTTTCTATTATATTAATAAATAATTTAGGATCTGGAAAAACATTCTTAAATGCCGTCACGGAACATATTAAATCTTCTTTGTCTACTCTAAACATGGCATTTATCCCTAAAGTATACTTTGACTTAATTATTGGAGGAAATGTGTTAACTTGAATTACTCTATTTCCAGATAGGGTATAATCGTTATTTGATTTTAGTATTTTTTTAACAGATACACTAGCGCTATATTGGGTGGATTTGTCTTTTTTAATTGGAATTTTTTTTCTATTATTCCAACTTGTCTTGTACATTAAGTTAAAAGCTTTTAATATTCCATTCTTTTTTGGATAATTTTGAATTCCACTAGCGTAATAGAAAAATGGTGATGTTTTTTTAATTCCTATAGCGTTCTTTATGCTATTGCTTATTTTTTCTAATCTTACCAAATCGTCTTTTTCGTTCAAATGAATATTTACAAATGCTCCCATAACATTATTTCCATACATTCTTTTGTTTTTAGATTCTGTAGACATTGGTATTATAATATTTACAGTTCTGTCTATATTGATATCATTTAGATTGGCCCAAGTTGAATAGCTCTTAGAGAATAAGTATATACATACATCCAGTAATGAATATTTTGAATTATTTATTATATTATAAATATTTTTATACGGAATTATTTTACTATCATATATTTTTTGGTCTTTTTGTTCATCTAAATTTTTTATTCTAAAAACAATCTCAGATAAATCATTGTTTTTAACTTTATTAGATTTTATTAAAAAACCTTTACAGAAAAAATAAATCATTAATAAGTATCTTTTTATAATCGATAATGAGCAGTTAAATGCGTTTATTTTATGTTTTTTTACTTTTTTTGTAAATGGAATAAACTCATCAAAAATAATATTCATCATCTTTGCATTTAGTTCACCCTCTATTGCTGAGTGGTGAAACCTTCTTATTATTGCAGTATTGCCATTTTTGTCGTAATTATTAATGATATGAACTTCCCATAGTGGTTTAGTCATATCAATTTCTTTATTATAAATGCTTTGTACGAAATCTTCTAAAGAATTAATTTTATTTGAATCATATGTAAATACATGATTATTTATATTAAAGTTTTTATCGAATATAAAATAAGGATTTTCGTTTTTAAAAAATCCATCAACAATTTTACAAGAATGAGGTATTGAATATTCTATATTTTTTAATATATTATTTTTAATATATAAAGAAAGATCTTCTATCTTTTTATTTTCTATCAAACAAAATGTATTTAAAATCATTGCCGTTTTATTATGTGGCAGGGACATTGTGACATCAAAATTATTAAGGGGATACATTTTACCAACCAGTATCTATAGCTACCCTTCTCCATATCTGAGTAGAGTTATTTACATAATTATTATAGCATATATACAGGTAGTCAGACGATATCGCTAGGTCGCCCTTTTTGTCTCCAGAAGAACCATACTTAGTTGATGGTATAGATGTAGTTATTCTAGATTTATTCTCCCATATTGAACCAGTATATACAATAGAATCACCAGAAATTACTGATTCTATTGTTAAATTATCGAGTTCTGATATATCTGTTAATTCTTTGTATCCACCAATTGAAGAGAATACATGTATCTTTTTAGATGATTGCGATGGAGCTTGTTCGAAATATACTTCAATAGCGTCATTTGAAACGCACTTCCAACCAATCAAACTGTGCTCGTATGGGCTATCTATATCTCTAGAAAAAACATTTAATTCTTTTGTATTTAGATTATGTATGATAGTAAAATCTGTAGTAGAACCATCGCCTACAGTTTCGTTATATGAATAACCTTCTAGTGGAGCATATACAGAGACAGTATATTGATTTAATGAAGGGGGAGAAGAAAAAACTACTTTTGATTTCTTTAAAGAGATAGGAAAATATTGACATTTTATTACGTTATAAGGACTTGCTGTACTTTTTACTACAGCAAATGTGTCAAATAGTCCAAGATTATGATTTATCTCAAACTCTATTGAAGAACCATTTCCAACTTGAGTTGAATATAACTCTCCAGATCCAACTGATTGAACCGTTATTGTTCTAGAATTGCTTTGTAGTGCTCCAGAAAAATTTAACGTAACAGTATTTACTGTAGTAGCGTTCCATTCAACTTCGGAAAATGTAAATGGAGAATTTGTTTCTAAAACAGAAACAACAACTGCTCTAGTTCCTAAATTATGCGCTAATGAATATGTTGAAGAACTTCCATCTCCTATTACTTCAGTATATTTTTCTGCGGTATTTAATGCACTAGAGGGTGGTGAAGGAATAAATTTGGTACCATCAAATACTAGGGCATCACCTAAAGCTGCTCCGAATTGCTTCTATCTTTACGGAGTTGACAAAAAATCCTGAAACATTAGTGTTTCCATTTACGGTTAAATTATCGCTTATAGTTACACTATTGGACAAAGAAACTGTAAAGGAACCAGTAGATTCGCTCACTACAGTTTGATTTGCAGTTCCAGATATATTTGTAACTAACTTAGACGCAACTATTGAATTAGAAACATTTTTCCAAAATAGTTTTCCGTCTGCATAATTAAGAGCTATTTCTCCTTCCTCTAAGGAGGAAGGAACCTGAGAACTAGATCCGGATCTTTTAATTTTTACAATATTAGCCATACATTCTCTTTTTGTTTAGAATATATTATATAGTAATCACTTAATTAAGTGTATCTACTTAAATATTGGTGGGAAGAATGGTGGGAAGAATGGTGGGAAGAACGGTGGGAAGAATGGTGGGAAGAATGGTGGAAACCAAGGTGGGAAATATGGCGGGAAGAAAGGCGGAAAGAAAGGTGGAAAGAAAGGTGGAAAGTATGGTGGGAAATAAGGTGGAAAAAATGGACTCTTTCTAGTATAGTCAATATTTGTATCCATTGGCGTTACTGTTCCAGAGGCAGGAGATTGAGCGGTTACATCACCCAACTCTGCTTCTACTGCTGTAGACACATTTGTTATAGTTCCAATTCTAAAACCAGCTGTAGTAATGGCTGCGTTGGCAGCGGTATCTTTACCGACCAGTTACGGTCGGTGCAGGTTTTTTTCTAGTTCCGTGTTTATCGCCAGTTGCCATGTTATGCCGACAGGTCTCCTATTACAACCCAAGAATCTGTTCCTAGTTTTACTAGTGTAGCAGATGACCATTGAGCGCGCAACTTTAGTCCAGGAGTTCCATTTACAGTAACCCCTCCATCTCCTGCTATTGTTAAAGCTCCTGATCCCTTTCTTAGTATATCTATTTTATCGCCTATAGTGAATCCAACCGAGCTATTTGCTGGAATAGTTAAAGTCATAGTGGAGGCATTATCCATCGTAACTAACTTTGCTAAATCAGATAAAACTAAAGTATAACTTGTTCCAGTTTGAGCGTTTATTTCAGACCTAAAGCCTGATCTTGCTGGTCCTGTAGCTAGCATAGTTGGCGTTACAGTGCCAGTATCAGTTGTATAAACTCCATTTACAACACTTGCTGCAGTTCCTGCATAGTTTGATGCAGTAAGTACTTCAGTAACGCCTATTGTTATAGAACTACCAGTATCTAAAGTAATATTTCCACTATTAATTGTTGTAGAAGTAATATTGTTTGCCCTAAAGGATCCATATACTAGACCTGATTCACTGAAGTTTACTGTAGTACTTGGTTTTGTAGTTGCTCCAGAAAAAATCTTATAATATCCATCTGATGCGTCTCTTACAATACCTGAGTATCTAGTCTGTGGCGTTGCGTCATTGTTTTTATATTCAGTTATAAGTCCAGAATCTACTATGTCTCCAGTATTTCCATCAGAAACAAACACAAATGGATCTGTTACTGTTAGGTTTTCAGTCTCAACAGTAGTTCCAGCTCCACCAAAAGTAATTGTTCCTTGAACGCTAACATTTCCTTCAACATTCATGTCACCTTGAATTCCAACTCCTCCTACTACAGTTAGAGCTCCCGTTGTGGAACTTGTCGATGGTGTTGGAATTTCTATATGTACGTTTACATCTGGAAATATTGTCATTTGAGTATTGTCAGTCTGTAATCCTCCAGCTGCAAATATTATGGCATTTTGAGTTCCATTTCCTCCAGTAGCTATAACTAGATTTCCATTTCCAGTTGTATTTGCTGGTGCCTCCATAAATATATAGCCATCATTTGGACCAGTAGTACTAAATAATGGATCATTAAATGCGTTAGAAGTAATACCTAAATCTATCCAGCCAGAATTGTCATCTCCATTATTTGAGTAAGCGATTATATCAGTAGAGCTACTAGCAGCATTACCTAAGTTTCTGAATGCAACTTGTGAGTAATCAGAATGATTTGACTGAACAACCAATGTTGGATGAGTTAATGTCGAGGCAAATGTACTTGCATTCACTCCTAAATAAACGTCACCAACTACACTAGCATTACCTGTTATTGTTGCATCCTGAGAAACAGATAATGTATTCGATACTGTTACATTTCCATTTGTAATAGTATTTGCGTTTATTGTTATGCTTGTTCCAGATATTGTAGAAATATTTGATAAACTTGTATTTACGGCTATTGTTGGAGTTGAGCCTTCTCCTGACCCTCCAGTGATTATAATATTTTCACCAGAAGTTAAAGATGAAACATAATCACCAGAAGTTTCAGTTCCCAAAGCTATCTGAGAATCTGACCAAGTAGTTCCATTCCACTGTAGTACGTGACCAGTACTTGGTGTAGCCGCAACTAAGAATGTATCTATTTCATTTACTCCAAGACTAGAAGAAACCCAATTTGACCCATCATACTGAAGAACATGACCAGATAGCTTTCCAGACAGGTCAACATCTGTAGCGTCGTCTAATTGTGGAGCCCTATTTGTCCAGTTTGATCCATTGTAATGTACAACATGACCATATTGAGGAGTAGATGCATTTGTATAGTCAGATATGTCTTCAAGTGAGATGCCAGAATCTGTCCAGTTTGTTCCGTCAAATCTGAGAGTAGATCCATTAACTGGATTAACAAAAGCTATATCACTTAAGTCTGTTAATGACAAATTGCCTGCTGCTGCAACGTTATCTTGTGAAGGAATAAATTTAGTTCCATTATACTTTAATACTTGTCCAGTAAGAGCACCTGTTGGATCAATTTCAATAGAATCAACAGTAAGTGTATTTGCAGTTAAAGTGTCATAATTTGGAGTGGATGAAACCGATATTGTTGGGCTTGTTCCTTCTCCTGAATTATTTGTTATTAATATATTATCGCCCGCAGTAAGGGAAGCAACATAATTACCTACTGTATCTGTAGCTAAATTAACTGGATCGTTAAACCAATTAGATCCATTATATCTTAAAAAATCTCCATTTATTGGGTCTGAAATTGTAACATTAGTTAAATTACCAAGAGCTAATAAAACACTTCCTGGTCCATGACCATGAGAGTTATCTGCAACTGAAGTTGTTATTGTTACATTATTTGATCCATCAATAGTTACTGAGCCAGATACATCTCCATCTAGAGTTATTGTTCTTGCTGTTTTCCACTTGGTAGCAGTATCTGCGTTGCCAGTTACATTTCCTGTCAAATCTCCATTGAAAGAAGTTGATGTTACTGAAGTTAATCCAGCTATTGTAGCAGAAGAAGCTCCAAGCGCTACAGATGTTGATCCTACTGTAATTGAATTACTTGTTAAAGCGACTGTTGGAGTTGCACCTTCGCCTGAGTTATTAGAAAGAGTAATTCCATCTCCTGCTACTAGCGATTGTACATAGTTTCCTATTGTATCTGTTGCTAGATTTACTGGATCATTTATCCAAGCAGAACCGTTATATCTTAAAAAGTCTCCGCCAGCTACATCTGATATTGTGACATCTGATGCGTCATTTAGGGCAAAAGTTAAAGTTGATGCAGTATGATTATGTGAATCATTTGCAATAGTTGTTGATATAGTTACGTTTGCAGAACCATCTATTGATGTAGAGCCTGATACGTCTCCAGATAATGTTATTGTTCTAGCTGTTGCCCACGAATTTGCTGTGTTTGAATTATCGTTAATGGCGTAAAAATTCGTTCCATCGTTAGTGTACTCCCATTTATCGGTGGATTCATTCCAACGAATCTGCACATTAGTAGATGTACCGCGTTCAATCTCTATTCCTGCGTTAAGTGATGGAGATCCAGTTACATTTCCATTCAATACTAAAATATTATCTTCGACTACAACACTAGAAACATTAACAGAAACAGTGTTTCCATTAACTGTTAAATCACCAGTTATTGTCAAGCTTCCATCTACGGTTACACTATCTTCTGTAGAAATGGCTGTATTACTATCTTGAAGCCAATTTAATGTAGCACTTACTAGTGTATTGCTTGCATCTTTATAATAGAAAATTCCATTTGATGGGTCTATGGCTATTTGACCCTGAGTTATTGATGGTAATGCCATAATAGCCTTTCTTATTTAGAAATTAAAATGTTCCACCGTCGATAGTTACGCCATCGAAAGTAGTTAAGTTTGTAATTGATCCTCCAGTAATTGAAACAGAATTTGCATTTTGTACTGCTATTGTTCCTAAGCCTAGGGTAGTTCTTGCCGTTGAAGCATCTGCATCATCAAGTAGTGTTCTAGCATAATTTGTAAATGTTGCTAAGGATGCAGTTTCAGAACCAGTAAAGTATGGAAGCTTGTCTGCTGCTGATGTTAAACCGGCTAGTGCTGCCAATTCAGCATCGTATGCTTGCACATCTGTGCCTATTGCTAGGCCAAGATTTGTTCTTGCCTGAGAAGCTGTTGTTGCTCCAGTCCCACCATAAGATATTGCTATAGTACCTGCTTGCCAAGTTCCTGTAGATATTGTTCCAACCGATGTTAATGATGAAGTAACAACTCCTGATCCAAGGGTATTATTTGACAATACAGTTGTACCATTAATAGAGTATATTTTTCCGCTTGAAATATCAATATTTTCTGATGATGTCCATGAGTCTGTTGAATCTAACCAATTAAAGGTTTTATTTGTTGTACCCAAAACAGTTATACCCGCTCCATCAGCTGTTGTATCTGTTGGGGATGAAGTATTTGATAATACTATGTTTTTATCTTCTACGACAATAGTGGAAGTATTTAATGATGTAGTATTGCCATTTACAGTTAAATCTCCAGTTATCGTAAGGTCTCCACCAACAGAAGCATTACCAGTGGTGGTTACAGAAGCAAATGTGACCGATGAGTTAGTAGCTACACTTTGACCTATTGCAATAGTCGGTGTAGAGTTTTCTCCAGAATTATTAGAAAGTGTAATTCCAGTTCCTGCAACAAGGCTAGCTACATAATCTCCAGTGGTTTGAGTTGCAAGATTTACATTTTTAATTGATACAGCTCCTGATGAAACATTAAAATCATCATTAGCAAATGATGCTATACCTTTATTTGTTGTTGTTGCATCTTCTCCTGAAATAGTAATTGAATCAGTGCCGATTGTAGTATCAATTCCTTCTCCGCCAAGAATACTTAACGTATCAGTTAACAAAGATACGGAATCTGTTGTTACTGCATCTGCTTTAATTGTTAAATTAGTTGCAATACTTACAGTATTTGCGGCTGTTAGTCTTCCCTGTGCATCAACGGTAAAGGTTGGTATTTCGCTAGATGATCCATAATTTCCAGCCGTTACTGCTGTATTATCTAGATTGATTGTTAATGTATCAGTATTAGAACCTACTGTTGATAAGCCTGTTCCTCCAGATATTGTTAGAGTATTTGTTGGGTTTAAGGTTTGATTGGTACCACTATCTCCAGCTACTGTTATTGAAGAGTTGGCAATTGAGTTTGAAATTAGATCATCAACATAAAGTTTTGTTGTTGCGTGTGTATTTGATGATGGAGTAGGAACTACTACTACTCCAGAAAATGTTTTATTTCCTGTTATTGTTTGGTTTGTTCCTTTTGTAACATAAGCGCCAGATCCGTGCAATCGCCTCTACTGTTGTAGCAGAACCACCTTCGCCACCAGTTCCCTTACCATAATAAAGTGTGTCATCAGCTTCGTTGTATGCCAATTCTGCGTTCTGCAAAGAAGATGGACTACCAGCTGAACCAGCTGATGATCTTCTTTTAATCCTTATTGTATTTGCCATTTAGAAGCTTCCTCCATCGACTAGATTTTCTTTAGCTGAATTAATCCAGGCTGACCCGTTATATTGCAGTAGATCACCATTAGATGCTGTACCTATAGTAACATCAAATAATCCATTTAAAACTGATTGGTTTAATATATCTGACTCTAATCCTTCTATCCTAGCTTTTACTGTATTATAGGGTCCTGATGGATTTACTCCTAGTTCACCCTGAATAGCCTCTACTGCATCGTTTACATCTGCATGCTGTTGATGGTGAGGTACAGTTGTAGAACTTAGTGAGTCAGTTGATGTTGGATTTGTGAAATTATCAATTGAATTTGGGTAATTTGTTGACATTTTAAACCTACATTTTTAAATAGCTAAAATTTTATTAATTTCATTATTCCATAATATAGTAACTGTTGTATTACTAGCTGTAACTACATATGGTAAACCTTGTGATGTATCTATATAAAATATTAATCTAGAATTAGAATCAGAAGAACCAACTTGGTAAAAGGCTAATGCCTCAAATGTTCCTCCATTGTATTGGTCAATAATTACATCATCTCCATCTATAATTCCTAATGTATTAGTAATATTTGAAATATTACTGGATCTTGCAGTTATAGCTGTAGATGGTATATCTGAAACAAATTCATCTAAATTTTGATTAGCTGTATATATACTTGTTTTTAAAAGTAAAATCTTATACTGATTTGCAGAAATATTAATTTGACCATTAAATAAAGCTTGTTTAGCTTTTTTATATATAAAATTAGACAAATTAAACTCCTATATCTTTAGATATTATTAATCTATATTTATATCCAGATTCAAAGTATTCTTTATCCTCAGTAAAATATGCTGGTGTTGCATCTTGAGATGGAGTATCTATGTAAACCTCTGGCTTCCAGGCATGGGCTGAAATTTCGCCTATTACATTTTCCCATCTTGATGGAGTTCTTTGTATTTTTTTCTTTTGCAGTTTAAAATATTTATTATTTAAAAAGTTAGAAGCTGGTTTTTCATTAAAAGATACAGTAATTCTTCCATAATTGTAAGAATTATCTATAAAAAAATCTCCATTAACAGGGTCTAAGCTTGTTATATAGAAGTTTGGATTTTTTGCAATTATTTGATAGCTCGTAAAAGCATCTGTTCTTATCGATTTATCTTCAATTAAAATTTCATTTAATTCAGGTTCATTAACAGAATTAAATTCTCCAGTGTTAGGAGTTGCACCAGAATCTAAAGTAGTAAATTTTATTTGCTCTTCCGGTATTGGTTCATTGGCTGCGTCAAAAAAGTTAATAAACCTTATTACATACTCAGTAGAAGGCGCTAATTGAACATTCCATAAAAGTTTTAATGTTCTTGATATTTGATTATAATCACCTAAAGTATCAATATCTTTAAAGGGTGTGTTTAAAACACTAGGAGTGGCAGCTGTTGTTTGTACTATAATATTTTCTTTTGTAATAGAAGAAATTTTTATAGTTCTTCCGAACTTTATAGAAACAGTACCAAGTCCTACTGCAGCGTTTTGTATTAGATTTAAGGCCACATTAATCTCCAGTCATCAAAGTACAATATTATAGTAACTGATATAGATAAAAGAACAAGGGGGCGGTTTTTACACCGCCCCCCTGCCCCTTAGGATAAGGTAACTATAACTTTCCTAAAGATTAGAGAGATACCTGATTGGTAACCTCGACCTCGTAGTTGCGAGTTAGTCTAACGTTCTTAGCTACGGTGATTCCTTCACCATCGCCAAGCATAACGATGTCGTAACGCTCTTTCATCTTCATCTGACGAATGTCACGGCTTGGATCATCGAATTGATCTGTGCTCATGTCATCCTTGACAAGGAGTGTTCCAACTTCATTGCGGTCGATCAAGAAAAGATCTGACATTGCAGGTGTTGAACCATTCTTTGCTGTGAAGCTTACGAAAGGAGAAACAATCACATTCAGACCCATTGGGGCGGTTGAATTCAACGCGCCTTCCTTGGACTGAGGACGGTAACCCCAACTTGTATTAACTGCAGCTGCAGAACCACCAGCATGGAAGATACTATCCTTTAGGAAGATAGACCACATTAGTGGGTGCAAAATGAAGTCAGTTGGTACGTGATTTTCTGCCATGAGAACGGCAGCCATATCAACGATGTCGTCCCAAGTAATGGTCTTGTTGGCTGCGCCATCAATTCCACGACCTGTTGTATCGTCGTATGAACCGCTTTCATTGTCGAAAACTACGGTAGCTGCGTCCTTAAATCTGCTGAGTGCAATTTGCTCTTTTAAGCGAGCCATTGCGCGACCAGCAGCGCGGACGTGAAGGCCTACGATGTCCCAAAGTGAGTCTGCGATGACTTCTTCTGTAAAAGCCAGCTTAACACCTTTCTTTGAAACTTTACCTTCAACTTGCTTTGCAAAGGCGAGAGCCTGTTCTGGATATTCTTGTCCTTCAGGTATCTCTGCAGCTTGAATTGCATTAACTGCTGGGAACTCCAAAGAGCGTCCCTTGCCGAGACGTACAGTTGAGAGAAGTGGCGTAACCAATAATTGTGGCTCAGCTGCTTCCTTTAATGTACGGGAGATGACTTTAGGAAAAAGTGCAGCTGCATCAGGTGATGCAAATGCCTCTTTAATGGTTACTCTATTATCTCCATCGATATAACCGTCCTCAGTTAATGCTGTTTCCCAAGCTGGGAGACCTGAGAGGAGCTCTTGGATTGATTTACTCATCTTAGGATTATTCCTCCTGTTTTATTTTTTCTTTTTTTATTACAGCGTTAGATTGACACGGAATGCGCCAAGCACGTTTGTTACATCCAGGTTTGAGCGGATGCCCAACTTGCCACTATAGGTGCCTGTTCTTGTGATTTCAAAAACAGTCTTAAGTGCACCAGGATCCGATGGCAATTGCATGTAGGAAAGTAGACCATCATCAAAGTTGGTTGCAAACTTTTCTACTTCAATAACCTTACCAACCTGGAGGTAAGGATCTGTGCCACACAGTGTTGATGTTAGCACCACTGGGCGACCCATGTGGTCAGCTCTAACTAAAGAACCGACGGTCACATCATTGTTCAATCCATCAACGATTGGATACTCTACGTAGCCATGGGTGATGAACCCTGCGCCTTGTGAAGTGCCCTTGTCAAATGGACGGTATAGATCGTACTGAGCTACACCAACTGGAACAGACTTAGATGCAACTGCTACTGTGTCAGTTGCTCCAGAGCTGTAAGCTGGAGTTGCACCATCAAGCGGATCCCATGATGAAGGCATTGAATCGCCCCATGTTACGGAAGAACCGGAACCATTGGCTGGAACGACTGTTGCATCACCATTAGCATCAGCTACGACAGAAAGAATTGTTCCCTTTGGGATAACAATTTCAAAACGATCATCTTCTGAATCAAGGTACCATGTTGGCAAGCCCTGGTTTGGGAGCAAGTAAGCTGCTGGTGCTACACCCTCAGATACTACGAACCTTCCAGCTCCTGTCTTGGCATATACCTTGCGGAATTTTGCTAAGCTCATTTTATATATCTCCTTGTTTTAATTAAAGCGAACGACGGCCCATAAGAGCGTCTACGAAAAGCTGTTCTGCA